TTTCTTAGTTTCTGTAGCAGTTTTGTCATTGATGATGTCGTAATCCTTGCCGGACTCCAGGGTGGTCGTACCATCAGCGGCTTTCAGAGTCTCATCAATGCCAGCGGTGATGGTAGTCACAGTGACAGTCTGGGAAGTGCCATCGGTAAACCAGACCTTAGCCTGAACACCATCAGCAATACCACCAGTCAGAGCGCCTGCCTTCTCAACGTACAGGACGTTCTTAGCGGAGATGCTGCCAGCGGTCTTGTCAGCATCAAAGACGAAGCCGTTCACGGTAGCCAGGTCATAGGAGCTGTTCACAGCCAGCTTGCTGCCGGTCACGCCGCTCACCACGGAGTACCAAGAGCCGTCCACACGCACGTCAGTGTAAGCAGAAGAGGGGCCCTTGCTTGCGTCAACCTTGCCGGAAACCATCTTAGCAGCGGTGATCTCGGTGGTATCGGAAACGGCATAAGCCTTATCAACGACAACAACGTAGTCGTCTTCAGCAGCCTTGTCATACAGGGTCACGTCATCCTTCTTCAGGTCGAAGGAAGCGTTCTTCAGAGTGGTGTTGCCCTTAGCAGACAGGGTCACTCTGGAGGAAGTCAGAACGTCGATCTGAGCAACGGAGAAGGGCTGAACGACCAGGTAATCATAGTCGTCATCCTTGTTGTTGTCCACCAGCTTGAAGCTGTAGTACTTCTGCAGGTCAGCCTGCTTCACGGTAGCACCGTTGGGAGCAACGACCTTGATGTTCTTAACGCTCTTGAGATGGAGATAGAGGACTACGACCCCGACACCAACGTGTACACCATCAACACTCAGGATATTGTGTACGTGGCTTGCTAGAATCGCCCACAGCGCCATCTAGTGTCACCGCATATCTAGCACACAACTGCGCACGCTGTCTCTTGACAGAGTGCGCATTACCTGTTTATCGGTTATAATACACCCGACAAGCGTAACACCGGCTACCGGGGCCTGGTCGTGCTTTAACCAGCACTTGCAACCGCCACGCCGGAGCGCGTACATACGGATCTAACCACCGCCTATCATCCCTAGGAGGTGTCAACCTATGGAACTTGAGATGCTCTCCCAACTCATCGGCAACGTCGGCTTTCCTATCGCCGCTTTTGCCGCCATGTATTACATGTGCAATACCACGCTGGGCGAGTTTCGCCAGTCGATGGACAACTTTAAAGAATCCAACAACGAGCTTATAAGCCAGGTGAAAAACCTGTGCAGCACCATGGAATCCCAGCAGCCCAAGAAGGAGGATTAACATCATGGCCGAAGCCACTAACAACGACGTAGTGAAGGACACCGACGCTGACACCCGCGACGACCTCGACGCCACCAAGACCGACGAGGAGCAGGAGGTTCGCGACACCGATGCCGACACCCGCGACGATATCGACGCGACCAAACGCGCCCAGGACGACATCAACCGCAAGCTTACCAGCATGGGCGAGGCCATCGCCAACCTTACCAAGGTCGTTACCACCCTCGTGAAGTCCGGTCCAGCTGCAAGCGCCGACACCGGCTTTGCCTCTACCAACGACGCCGGGAAGGCTACCGTCAAGCCTATTACCGACCTTGACATCTAACAACGACGTTTCACGTGAAACCATTAGGAGTGATTAACCATGGCAGAGACTAACTCCACCATCATGGCTTCGGTCTGGCTCGAAGCCACCAACGACTTTCAGCAGCGTATCCCCAACCCTACCATCCACGGACTTGACGCGACCCTGGGGGCTTTGTTCGACCCGCTCAACAACGACATGTGGAACTATTTTGTGAACGCACTGGTCATGCGTATCGGCATGGTTCGCGTTCGTAACCAGGAGTTTAAGAACCTCCTCAGAGAGTTCAAGGGGGCCTCGCTGCCCTACGGTCACACGATCCAGGAGATTGCGCCCAAGTGGATTAAGGCGCACGCCTACTCCCAGGCGTCCACCCTCCTTGACGTCAACGCACCGGAAGCGCAGGAATGGTTCCACTCGCGCAACCGCCAGGACATGTACCCCATCTCCATCAACGAGGTGGAACTTCGCCAGTCCTTTGATTCGGAATACGGTCTTTCCTCGCTGGTAGCTGGTTTCCTCAACGCACCCATGAACGCCGACGAGTACGACGAGTACCGCGTCATGCTCGAACTTATCGCCTACTATGAGAAGCATTGGGGCTTCTACACCGTCGACCTCGAGAACGACCCCCTCACCACCGAGGCGGGCGGCAAGGAGCTTCTCAAGCAGGTACGAACCCTAACCGGCAAGATGAAGGTTCCCAGCTCCCGATACAACGCCAACGTAATCGACATTCCGGTCTTTGTGTCCGACCCCTCGGAACTGATGCTCATCACCATTCCCGAGTGCGAGGCCAACCTGGACGTCGAGGTGCTCGCTTCCCTTTTCCATGTGGAGCTTGCCGACATTGATGTGCGCCGAATCGTCGTGGACGAGCTGCCCATCCCCAACGCTTGCGCTCTGCTCACTACTCGCGACTTCTTCGTGTGCCACGACACCTTCAAGGGTATGAGGTCCTTCCAGGACGGCAGCAACCTCACGACCAACTACTGGCTCCACCATCAGGGCATCTATTCGGTATCGCCGTTCGTGCCCGCAATCCTCTTCACCTACGGCGGCACCGCGACCGTAACCCCCACCGTCACTATGAACGTGACTGGCGTCGAAATCACCCCCGCCACCGCCACCGTCGCCCCCGGCAAGACCCAGACCCTCAACGTGCAGCTTCAGGGCACTCTCACCGGCACCCCCTCCACGGTCGACCTTACCGGCCTCGGAGTGCGCCCGAATGCCGTCACCTGGGACATTGTAGCCGACTTCGACTTGAACAACCGTACGTGGATTGACAACAAGAACGTCCTGCACCTGCAAAAGACCGGTGCGACCAAGGGAGGCAAACTCACCCTCACCGGCACTGCGTCGTATATCAACCCGTCTGGCGCAACCCAGACCTACACCGACACCGTTACTATTACGGTCGGTTAACTTTGATTCGGCCCTCCCTTCGGGGAGGGCCTTCCCATCTTTCACGTGAAACTAGGAGGTGACACAATGCCAGTAACCACCTGGGAACCCGGAGCTACCGTCACCCTTTACCGAGTCCCCTGGGATATCAACTATCATGATGTAGTGCAATTCGACTCGGTAGCCGACCGCCTGAACTACTTCTCCACGCTTGAATCCTTGAGCATCGGAGTCCATTCGTCGGTTTACTGCTACCCAGGAGAGCCTATCACCATCGACGTGCCATACACGTCGGCCTTTCACTACAATTACGTAGTTGTAAGCAACCCCACACGCGACACCGACCCGGTGACGCCTCCTATCAACTATTACTATTTCATCGTCGGCTGCACCCAGGACGCACCCCAGCCGACAACGCTGACCTTGCAGCCCGACGTGTGGCAGCAGTATCTTTTCGATGTTGAGATGGGCACCGGGTACTATACCCAAGGGCACCTCCCCATGGTCAACGCCCCATGCCTCTCGACCGACAACGTCCCGGCAACACTCAACCGTTACTTTAGCATCCCCGAGGGTTTGGACAATGGCCCAGAGTTCCAGGACTTTTTTGTAGAAACATACAGCTTGCAGACCGACTCCAACGGCGTAGCCAAGGCCGACTACCTTGCCATTGTGTCCACCGCCGACCTGACCGCAGACCCGGGCAGCATCGACAACCCTACGCTCAAAAGCGCCGTCGGCGGGTTTTACAACGGCATATTTTCAGGCTCTGCGGTCTACCTCATCGACCTGGACACCTCCGCCAGCTCTGTATCCCAAATTCTCCATGAGATGAGCCTGTACAGCTGGGTCACCCAGTGCATAGTGTCCATCACCTCGGTACCGCGCGCCCTCGTGCAGCCCGACGACATCGGGCCGGCAGGGCATCTCTTCGGAGCAAGCGCCAACCCCCAGCTGATGACCTTCCACGCAGCCAGCGACGGTATTTTCGAGCTCGGAAGCACCGGTGCCAGCATTAAGACCGGCGTCATCCTCAACCAGGGTTGGGACGGGCTTACCGACTACAAAGACCTGCGCAAGCTGTGGGCCTACCCTTACACCGTGGTAGAGCTTTCCAACGGCCAGAACAGCGTATTCCTCAAACCGCAACTCCTCCCCGCCAACGACACCCCGGTCAAAATCATGGCATGTGCAGTGGCCCCCTACCTCGAAGCTGCCGCCATCCCCTGGGGTTACGGCAGCAACAACCCAGGTACCTTCACCGTGTCCATGGTACAGACCGACGGCACCGCAACCACCACAAGCAGTGCAACCGTACCGTTCGGTGACCTCATGGACACCGCCGTGTGGTTCGACCAGTTCCCCCAGTGGTCCATCCTCAACAATTCGGCCATCGTATACATGGCCTCGACGGCGCACAGCCGACAGTACCAGTACGACACCGCTTCGTACAACCAGGAGATGAGCACCCTAAATCAGGCCAGGAACTTTAGCAACCAGGTCGGCTACCCCTTCTCGCCTTCCGACCAGGCGTACATGGCCCAGGCCGCCAACACCCTGCGCGACCTCGGTACCGGTGCAATCAGCTCCGGGGCCGAAGCCATCGCCGGGTGGGGTCGTGACATGGGATGGGGCTGGACCCAGCAGGGAACCAACGCCGCCATGGGCCTAGCCCTCGGCGGAATCGTATCACAGGTGCCCTATATCGGCGATGTTTGGAGCGGACTCAACACCGGGCTTAACGACTACAATTACGAGACAGCCAAGATATCCGGTGACTACGCCCAGGCTATCAAAGCAATCGAGTCGGGAGTGGCCGACGCCCAGCTAAAGCCCCCAAGCTCGGTAGGCAACGTTGGTGGGCAGGGAATGCGTTATGCCAACGGCCTCACCTACACACTCTTTGTCAAGTATAAGCGAATCAACTCAGCCTACGTGGCAAAGCTGGGGGACTACTTCAAGCGTTGGGGATACACCGTAAACCGTTACATAGACATCCCCAACGACCTGCGAATCTGCTCCCCATGCTCCTACTGGCGCTTTGCAGAGGTCTACCTAGAGTGCGCACGTGCTGACGAGACGGACAAAGACCGCATCCGCGCCATCTTGCAGCAGGGAACCACCGTATGGGCAGTGCCTAGCCAGATAGGCAAGGCAAAGCCTACCGACATTAAACCTATCCAATCCAAGATACATACCTATTACACATAGGAGGTGAACCATGGCTACAAACCTCAACATGAACTTCAACCCCGCCGGTACCGTCAGCGTCGGTTTCGGCCCCGCTCCCGGCTGTCTCTGCGCGTCCGACATCGAGGACTCCACCTGGACCACCGCCGACATGAACGCTAAGACCCAAAGGTTCTGGCGAAACTACATGACGACGCTTGCACTTGAGCAGTTCGAGTGGGTGAACCTCCCCCAGGAGGTGCCGCCTCGATTCATCGAGATGACGCTGCTCTACCAGGGCTGGGGCTGTTTCTTCGAGAAGGCCCCGGGAGTCCTCGCCTTTGCCGGGGGGTCACAGACCGACATGCTGGACATGTACTACAACCCACAGGAGGTGCAGCTTATCTCCGGTAACGGCACAGAGGTGTGGGATAGGCGTTGCGACGATGTGGTCAAGGTGGCCCCAGACGGGACGCCATACGTCGAGGTGGCCAACGCCGCATACTGCTTCGACAACGTGCTGCGTTATCCCATGATGGACTACATCGACCTATACTCCCGACGCCTCGCCCATATCGACCGCACCATCGACGAGAACGTTCTGGCACAGCTAACCCCATGGGTCCTCACCTGCTCGGAGGAGGCGCGGCAGGATACCGTCAACTACTTCAAGCAGCTTGTAGGCCACGAACCAGCCATCATCCAGAACGAGGGGTTCAGCTTCTCGGCACAGGCGGGGGTCCTCAACACCCAGGCCCCTTTCATCGCTGACAAACTCCACGACCTCAAAATCGACCTCATCGCCGACATCATGAACTGCTTAGGAACCGATTCCATGAGCGGCGAGAAGCGAGAGCGCATGATCCAGGGTGAGATGGACTCCAACAACGAGCAGATTGCACTGTCACGTCATTCCCGCCTCGACGCCCGCCGTGAGGCATCAGAGCGTTGCAACCAGCTGTTTGGGACCGACATTCACGTTGAATGGAAGATTAATCGGCGCAACGACAACGAGGTCATTTTGGACGACTTCAACGACTACGCGGAAGGGGGGGACAATGGAATCGGGAGTGAGGAACCTTACGGCGAATAACGTATACCAGGTGAACCCCGCCATCGGCATCGGCCAGCAGTACAACATGACTCTGTACGACGTGCTCAACTACGGCTACGACCTGGGGCTTGCGGACTACCCAATATGGGACGAGTCAAAGCGCCAATGGCTCAACGACCTCATCGTCAACCACTTCATGTGGCGCGAGATACGCGGGGAGACGCCGTACCAGTTCATATACTTTTTGAACCGCAGGATGTTAGAGCACATGCCGACGCTTAACCCCGTCTTCGAGGCCCTTGAAAACATTACCGCCGACGAGCTCTCCCGCACCTCTAGGTCTAAGACCGAGCACGTTAGCGACTCCACCGTGAACGGCAGCCAGACCGCAGACGCCTACAGCTCCCGCAACCCAAAGGAGACCATGGTAGGCAAAGACCCGACGCTCTACTACGACGCCGGACAGCACAACACCGGTAAGAACTCGGCAGCCAACCACCTGCAGGACAGCTACCACAACGACACCTACGGCAACGTGGTCATGGGCTTGCAGCAGTGGGCGCTCGGGGTCAACAACGCATTAGAGATGCTGTTCACGAGCCTAGAGGTCTGCTTCTGCCAGCTGGTACGGCCAACCATCAACGTGTATTAGGAGGTATCTATGAACGACGAGTCTTGCAAAGTCCCCCGCGAAGACCTGGACGACGGGTTCAACCCGTGCAGGAAGCAGGTTGTGGAGAACGGCGAGCTGTGCCAGTACGCACACATGTACGACGTTATGAACGAACGTTACGACCGGGAGGAGGACACGAGCTACCTTAACTCGGTCAAGCGTGACCGTATCACTCATTCAACGCCAAGCCAAACCGTCGGGGAAGGAAAGCTCTACGCACAGGACGCCCATGGAGTCGAGGGGTTCGTCAAATCGTCCGTAACCCTAGACCCTACCACCGACGCGGAGATTCCCTCTTCCAAAGCCGTTGCAGACTACGCACCCATCCCCCTGCCTGTGTCCAAGGGCGGAACCGGAGGCAACACGCCGTACGTGACCGACGATTTGGGCAGCTCGTCTATCTTCGTGATGCGCGACGCCCCTAACGACCGGTACGACGCAGCACCGATGAGTGCGCTTACGGGGTATCTTGATTCGCAGTACTTGCAGGTAAACAGTATACCTATCCCCCCCAATTCTGACTTGAATGACTACAAAACCCCAGGTAAGTACGCAGTTGAGGGTAATACTGTAGTTCCGTCGATAATTAATACACCTATCAATCTTACTAAGGCGTTCAATATTTACGTTTACCCTGCTTTAACGGAGAATTACTATATAGGACAGCAGCTTACTACGTACGACGGTTCAGGTACTTATTACAGATTTTATTCCAGTAGTACAGAGCAATGGCGTCCCTGGGCCCTCCTCTACCCAACACCATCTAGCACTATCCCCAACCCCCTGCCTGTAGACCAGGGCGGCACTGGGGCACAGAAGCGTAGCCTAAAGACCGCCGCCGGCCTCACGCTGTTACCGGTAATTGACTCTATCGGCGCCTCCGGCGCACTCAACGGGTACACGTCGGTTACTAACATCGCCACGTTTATCACTACCAACAATATCCGCCCAGAGATTACGTCAGCATTCGAGAACCACACCGCCGACGCTGTAGCCAACAACGACCTACTGCCGACCAACGCACTGATGATGGATTATGTAGGTAATAGACTCGTTTTTAACGTTCAATCAAGCAGTGTGGAAATTGATATTCCACAAGGTGAGAAGGTTGCAGAAGACTATACAAATATTCAATGCGGCCTAAACCAGGTAGTTGTTTATCAGGGTGGATATACACTAGAACGGGACACCGACGTTATAGAGGTATGGCCTCACGTTAACAAAACAGATGTGGGTTATGAATATAGATTTGGCTACCATGTGTACAGTCTGATAGATAACCCGCCAAAACGAACAGTCGTACTTAACTTTCTAACAATTACATTGGGAGAAACTAATTCATAAAGGAGCTTCCCATGCCCAACACCTACCCGACGCCCCCGGCATACACGCCGGGGGCTGGGCAGGGCGGCTACTGGTACCGCCCTCCCTTCAACCCTCGATTCTCGATTCCCCAGACCTTCGGCGAGGCGCTCAGCTACGAGGCCCAAATCCACTGGCTCGCCGGCCTGTGCTCGGACGCCGACGCCATGCTGCGGACGATGAGCGCCATGCACTACTACTACGGAACTACGTCGGTAGACACCTCTGCTTTCACTGCCTACGAGCCTTTCACCTACACCGATGCCAGCATTCCCGACGCCGACCAACCCAAGGTAGGCGATTTCGTCGGCCTAGTCGTGCCAGACGCGGACACCCGCTACCTCGGGAAAAACGCCCTCCATATCGCCCGCGTCGTCGAGTGGGGGCAGCCCTGCAACAAACTGACGCTGGCCTGGTACTGCACCGTGCACGACCCGACCGCATGGCTTGCCGACCTGATGAGTCAGATTGGGGAGCTTGCAACCCGCGTCACGTCGCTCGAGACGCGCATGACCGCCTCCGAGATGCGCATCGATACGCTTGAGGACACCGTCGGGCAGCATGGGGACGCAATCACGGCATTGCAAACCTCCGTAAGCAACCTCACGACCTCCGTTACCGACCTCGAAGCCAACCTCGCGGCGCTTGAGGCAAAGCATGACGCCGACATATCGCGGCTCGACGGTCGAATCAACGCGCTTTCCAACCAGGTGACACAGCTGACGGCCAAGTCGTCCAAGACCCTGGCCGACATCCTTGCCAAGGTTCACGGCGGCGGAACTGTGGACGCGACTACCGGGGCGGTCACGTGGGGTATCGCAGTAGGTGCGATTCCCGTGTCGACCATCAACATCTACAGCGCCAACTCAAACCCGAGCCCCGCGACCAGCGCCGGAGTCATCGCACATTACGGTGTGTCCGACAACGACCTTTGGCAGAAGTAGGCGAGGCCCATGAGCTACCCTACGACGCCTTACGCCTCCTCCACCCTGTACTGCGAGTGGCAGGGCCTCTACGGCGGATTCATGAACGTCAGCTTTCATTTCAACCTGGGCTGCAGTCTTTTCGAGGGGTCGGGGTCGGACGCGGGCAAATGGCGCCTCGGCTCTTCCGTCACCGACTGGTCCGCTTACTGGGATTGGGGTTCTGCGGTCGGAGGCGGCTTCATCAACGTTGGCGGCATCTGCTGGGCGGACTTCCCGCTCACCACCTCGACGATAGACCTTGCCGACGGCGGGGACGACACATACGACCTCTGCGTGCAGCAACGAAACGCCGTCTTCGGCAGCGAGGAGAGCTTCAACCAGGTCAACATATGGGGCCTCTACGCTGAGGACATGAACAAACCTCCCACCGTGTCCGGCGAGTGGGGAGGCTCCACGACCAACTCGCAGGTGATCGACGGTGACCCCTTCGCGACCGACATTACCATCATCGCACCTTACACACGGTGGTACGACAGGGATAGGACAGACCCTAAGGCAATCATGGGCGCTGGCGGAACATTCTCGGTTTCGTTCTCGAAGGTCTTTGCCGACTACTACCCCGGTGCGCGCAGGTTGTCCGATGCGTGGCACAGCTCCAACAAGCCGGAAGGCCTCTGGCGCATGGAGTCCGGCGTGTGGCAATCGGTGAAAAACCGTGAGGGTGACCCCTCTGTAGCCAATGGCTTTAGGCGCAAGTCCGGTGCCTGGGTACCCGAGGCTAAGTTTTAACCACGGCCCCGGTGTTTCACGTGAAACATCGGGGCTTTTTAGTTTGGAGGTGTTTTATGGCGTTCACTGACAACCAAAAGCTCTACGCGATGTACCTGCTCGGGTTGTGGGAGTCCTCCTGCGCGTGGGACTCCACCAGCTATGACGCCTACGTAAACTGGGGTGACGCAAAATCGATAGGCATACTGCACTGGACATACGGCAGCGCCATGCGCCTGTGCGCCACCATGGAGGCGCACGCCCCGAACCAGTGGGCGGCGCTCCCCCAGAGCTGGCGTGACGTGGCGACTGCAGGAGGCGACTTCGAGTCGGTCGATTTCGGCCCCGCGTCCATCGACAGATGGTGTGCGAGCGTGCGCAACCATTACGACGAGGCAGTGGCACACCAGACGTGGTACTGGATGGACACGACGGAGCCGGAGTCTTTCGAGGACCACCGCTCCACCCTCGAAAGCGACCTAGGCCCCATGCCGACGCAGAACGCTACTGTAATAAAAAACCTGATATTCTATATGCGCTTGCGTCACAACATGGGCTACTACGTAGCGGACGTGTTCAATGGGGCTGGGGGATGGGAGGCTCCGTTGGAAGCCGTACGCGACCAAGCGCTCTATGAGTACAGCCTGTTTAGGGATTACGACATATACGGTCAAGGCTGGGCAAACGCCACCAACGACATATACCGGCAGTTGGCCGACTGGGACGGGGAGAGCGCGCCGCCGGATTTCGGGGCGGTTCTCGGGTACGACCGCTCCCCCAGCTCTGGGAGCGGGGGCGGTGTTGCGGGCGATTCGGGGGGGACCGAGGGCGGGGGCAAACCCTCCACGCCCGATTTGACCTCCTCCAACAACCTATACATACAGCGCTACGGTGACGATATGGTGCTGTTCATGAGGGACGGGACGCGGGAGCTGTTCCATAAGACCACCGGTTCTGTGTGGGTTCCCACCTCGCGAGCGTCAAAGGTAGAGGCCGGTGGAACCACCCCGGTGACACCTACAGAACCGGCCCCGCAGCCGCCAGCCGGTGAGGGCATCCCGGGGGCTGCGGAGATGCTTGCATGGTGCGAGGCGCATCAGGGTGCGTGGTACTACCAACAGGGGACCTACAACACGCTTGAGACCGGCGGCCCCTGCGACTGCTCCGGGTTCGTGTCGAGGATGCTGTGGGCTTTCGCCCCGTCCGTCTGGAAGGCCATCGGCGGGGGTGACTTCCAGTTCTCGACCCAACAGCTGTGGAGCGCGTGCACCGACATAGCCGTGAGGCCTGACACGATGCCGGACTTGAGGGACGGCGACATGTTTTTCGAGAACAACCAGCCCGGCGCCGACGGCGTGGTGAGTTGGTCTAACGGGGGCAGGGGGCACGTGCTCATGTACCTGGGCGGTAAGTGGTGGGACGTGACCACCGACTGGGACGGCAGGCCTTCCAGCGGGGGTCCCTACGTCATGAACGACGCCGACACATTGGTCACGAACCCCAACTGGTGGACGGTGGGCAACCCGTTCTGGTGTGTGTCTAGGTTCCCATACTAACGAGAAAGACCCCCGACTCATCGGGGGTCTTTCCTTAGCCGACGGTCGGTTTGATGCCCGTCGGCGTCATCGGTGCCCACAGCCCGGAGGTTCGCGCGCCTCCGTCATCCTCACCGAAGCTTAATGGTACATCGCATCCACCGCTGCCTGAACGGTGGCGTAGATGTTGCCTACACGCTCCGGGTAATTTCCATAATCACCGTTCATGACACGATGGGCAAACGCGACCACAGCGCTCGGGTAGCCAGACGCATCGGCACCGAAGCACAGGGCGTCTACGCACGCCTGCACCTCTCGGTAGAGGTTGTCCACCCGCTCAGGGTAGTTGCCGTACCGACCGTCTATGACGAGCTGGGCCATACCGGCCACCGGGTCGGACGTGCTGGGCCTCTCATGGTCGCCCTCCACACCGCTGTATGCGGGTCGGATGACGGCGCGTACCAGGTAATTCACCGAAGAGCGGTTGACGCGCTTGACGGCGTTGTCCTTGTTGCCCTCAATGGTAATCATGGCTCTGGGGTCTTCGATGAAGCCGATGTGGTCGGTGGCCCCATTTCCGTCCCAGTCCCAGATGACGATATCGCCTGGAAGGGCCTGGGATAGAGGGACTCGTGGAGGGTTGGCCGATAGCACCAGGTCGGTGTTGTAGCTGGGGAAGCCGGGGCACTCCACGCCCGCCTGGGCAAGGCACCACGAACTAAAGCAGCAGCACCACCAAATCTCTCGGGAAGGCCCGCGCAACCAGTCCCCGCCGGTGACATCGGCCATCCAGCGACCGTACTTGCTGCCGGGTTCGGGGTCATCAGGTGCGTAGTACCCAAGCTCACCACGAGCTATGTTTAGAACGTCTTCTGCGGTTGACATATTTAACTTTCCTCTCCGTATAGGGTGTCTACTGCCGCTTCAACACCTCGTATATAACCGATGAAATCATCGACCGGTATATATTCATCCAGCATTGCTCTATAATAAATCTTTATGTTATCGACAAAGGTTCCGTCTTCTACGTGACTCATTGCCAAAAGTTCGGAATTTATAATAGATATACGCCGTTCGAGTTTACATTTCAGAGAACCCAGGTCAGCGCTTTTGCTTTCCATGGATTTACCTCTTCGAGCGGTTGACGTACACCTGGCGGTAGCCCTTCGCGTTGGTCCCCTCTTTGGCGTACAGCTTCACCGAGTTCACTTTGTCGACCATGGCCTGTGCATACGCCGCGGCGTCCTGAGCCGTAGGCATCTGTGGAACTGGGGTTCCCTCAGGGAGCATGTCCTGCATCACACGTTGGAACACCTCCGGGGAGTAGTCGCCGGAATAAATCACCGAGTTCCAAAGGTAATGACGCTCTCCCTCTTCATCGAGGTACACCCAGCAGAACGACACCCTGGGGGTTCCGTTCTTCGTCTCGTCCTGCTTTACAAGATGCAGCTTTACGTCGTTGTAGAACTTAACGTTTTCCAGAGCCATGGTTTGTCCTCTTATCTCTTAGAAAGTGGTTTCAACGAGAGCGTTCTGATGCTCCCGCGTTTGGTAAACGGCTTCTAGGGCCTCGTGCATCACACCTTTCAGCTTTACCGTATGGTCGCGTAGGACGAGGGTTGGCGTCCCGTTGACAGACCCTATGGAGTAGTCCCTGCCGAAAGCTGGGCTGGGGGTCTCTATCGGCTCTAGAGAGCCGTTCGGAGACACATAGAACTCGTCAATGACGGACTCCTCGTCCATGATGTATATAATCATTACTTATCACCTCCTTTCCTGACTCATCGTGTCGAGAAGAGAATACCAGTAATGGCGGTACTCGTCAAGCTCGAATGCGTTGAAAGTCGTCCTGCACATCTGGGCGAAGCGCTTTGCGTCGCTTCTGCCCTGCGGGGTGGAAAGCAACACGGACGGGTCTACAACCTTGAGCACGCGGCGCTCGGCCCCTGGGAGGTCCGGTTGCCACCAGGGCATCGTAAGCCCGCTCATGTTGAGCCACCGGCACAGGTACGGGGGACGCTCGCCGCGGTAGGTGCAGAGCTGTAGGATGTGCCTCCCGTCCACGACGGGACGCCTCGACACGTAGGCGCTCGCGAACTGACCCCCTCCTATGTATATGCCCTCCACCCCTGGGACGGCGTGCACCCACCCGCTCGGCGGTACCAGCATGGTCCTCCTCTCGTAGTCTGTGACTTCCTCGGAGAGGATGTAGGTTCCCGTCGTCGCTGTGTCGTTTCCTGAGATGCGCATGAGTGGTGACAGCTCGCTCACGTCCTCGTAGGCCATCTCGGCATACTCCACGGCCACAGTGGCCCCCAGGCCGTCGAATCCCGCGCACTGAAAGGTCCGTATCTCGCCAGGTTGGATGCCCAGCCGGTCGATATCGATGCCGAAAAGCTCGAAGAACGGGTTGTGCTTGTCGAGCGTGTTGCCGATGAACCATGCCTTGACGTTCTGACGGCTGCGGGCGATGGTGGAGATTGCCGAGAGATATGCCTCCACCTCCCCAACCATGTAGTCGCGTTGGTTAAGCATGGCGAACTCCTCGTACACGATGTTGGTGACGCCATCGTATGAGACCGACTTGAAAACATCCTGGTTGTTGAGGGTGACCATATATCCCATGGTCCTGTAGTGCTTTGCGTCCTCGTACAGTCGCCATTGGCCGCCTTCGAACTTGACGAGAACCTCGTCGTTGTTCGTGTAATCGATGAGTTTGCGATAGTTTACCGTATTGAACCAGTTGCTCATGAGGGTTCTTGATACTTCCCAGTCATAGCGGCCGATTCTGACAAACTCGGCGTCGTTTTGAAAGAACTCGTCTATGAGATGGTTCACCATGGCCGTTGACTTGCCGGGGCCGCGACCGGAAAATATAAAGTTGTAGTCGCAGTTCTTTGCTAGAATACGGTCTAAGCTATAGTACTTCATTATATTATTACATCTCCTTTGATCCTGTCTGCATCCCAGTTAGTCCATTGCATAGGCACCGTCCCCCGCTTGCCCCAGACCAGCTCTCCATCCAGTTCGGCAACGTCTATACGGTTCAGGGTGGACAACTGGGGGTTGTTGCGGACGGCGGCGTTCATGCGTTGGGTGTTGAGTTCGTTCTTGCAGGTGTTGTTCATTATCTTGCCAGCTTTGAGCACAGCGTAGCCGGGGCACGTCTCGCCGGTATAGGTGTGCGTCGTCTCTGCATCCCCTGAATCGAGAGCCTCGAACTCCACCGTTATCCATGTAGGCTCTATGGAGGAAAGGACTGTGGCTATATCCGTGGAGCTGTCGTAGCGCACGTCATAGCCTAGGGCCATGAGGGGGGATATATTGTCAAAACCCTCAGCTGTGAGGGCATCCATAAAACGCTGAACGACCTTGACGCTGTAGCCGGCGCACTTTGCTTTCCATCCATCGCCTAAATCCATGGCGTACTTCTTATGCCCCGGGGTGTAGAACCGCTGTATATGACCCTCCCAATCAAACTTCCCCAATTTGTAAAAATCGTCGTCAAGCTCCGGCATTGCCTGCGGCACCTTTCGCGCTGTGTAGGATACAGTGTCACGGATGGATACCTCGACGTTCTCGTGCATCGGGCTTAATATTTCTTCAATGGTCGTTTTGTCAAGACCGGTCACTTTGATTGAGTCGGTATCGGTGTAAAGCACGCTCCCTCCGGCATCAACTACCTTGCGGACGGCATATATGATTTTGTAGCGGTTGAACAGACTGGTCAGCACCCCGGCCTCCCGCCACATCTTTTGGTCCCGCTTGCTGGATTTGTAAGAATCCCAGCATCCGTCATGGAGGTTTTCGAGGTATCCGGAATCGGTTAGGCCGTAGGAGTCGCGGACGGGGTTCTGCACCAGGATGCCATATAACGCGTTGAGATTCTCTTTGTGGCTCATAACAAACCGTGCCATCCACTCGTCCGTAGGCTCGCCGGTGGTGAGCATCTCCATTTCATCGTAAGTGATGTAACCGCGACTGTACGCCTCTTCTGCGTCCCCGTCGCCTTTGGAAAGCCTCTTTGCGCACGTCTTTTCGGCGTAGTGGTAGAGCACGCGCAAGTTCTGGTATACAGTTGGTCGCTCGATTCCCATATATAGCGTCAAGTCGGTGAATACAGCGGATTTCCACTCATATTCGCAGCATAGCTCGTAAAAGGTAGGCGTTGCCACGGTGAGTACCATAGAGTCGGCAGACACAAGGTAGCCGTCCTCGTAGCGGATGCCATTGGAACCTGTGTTCTGCCGGGCCATGGCGAGGGTGAGAGAGCTGTCGCCGACGTGGGACCGCCAGTCCTGCTGCATACGAAAGCCCTCGAATCTGACTGTGCCTATCCAAAAGCCGTGCTTGAGCGTGCATACGTCGGTTGGGTCTGGGGCGGTGGGCTTGAGCAGGTGTTCCATGCCCTCGGGAGAGCATGTGATAGGCTTTGAGGGGATACGCATGGCAAGCATGATACCGGGGTATGCGCTGGTGAGGTCGTATGCCTCGACGTCGCGGATTACGCACCCGGTTACGTTGCCGTTGGCTAGGTTGACGCCACCGGCGTAACAGCCTTTGACGTCGGTGGAGCGCGTGTTGCTGTAGCTGTTCCACCGCTGCATCTCGTCTTCGGTGGAGAATTGATGTGCATAGGTCTCGTAACGGTCAGCGTCGTATACCGTGCGCTTTCCCATGGACGCAGCACCGATATAGGCGTTCTCACGGTCGAATGCCTTCACCATGCCGGTTTTAGTCAATATGGACTTACCGGCTCTCTCGATGCCGACGTAGGGGAGGGAGAGGAAGTTGCGGCACAGCACAAGTGAGAGAAGCTCTGTGTCACGGGTGTTGTACGCCAGCTCGGTCTCTCCGAGGACGGTATCGGGGGCATAGGCTCGGTAATAGTCGAGTTCGAGCTTTCTGTAGCCGAGGGCATCGCCGAGAGAGCGTAGGGACGTGCGGAAGAGGGCGAGGGAGTCATAAAATACGAGGGCGACGTCTTTTCCACGTTTGATAGAACATGATATCAGGTGCGTGGAGTTACGTGCGCATACGTCGACAGTATAGCCCATGTCGCTTACGCGCGACACGAAGTGACGTAGGTAGCCAAAGTCGTATGTAAGGTTATGGACGGCTACCTTGACCGTGTCCCCGCAGTCCTCCCAGTATTGTAAAAGCGTGTGCAAGTGGCTGTAAAGGCTGGTGCAGTCGCGTCCCGTGTCATGGCACACGAGGGATTCGACTGTTTGAGGGTATACGCTTTCCGGGTCTTCGAGGATTGTGCAGAAGTCCCAATAGTACAGCACGCCGTAGGTTCCCCGAGCGTCGGTGACCGTCGTGCCCTCTGTGTCGAACGTGCATATCACCCGGGGTCCCTCCTCACCAGTTGTACAGGTCTTCTAGGCGCGCGTTGATCTTCAGCACGACCTCGCGGGCCTCGTCTGAATCACCCGCTATAAGCGCATCCTCGTACTCGTCGTAAAGGTCTTGCATCGCGTAATCCCCTGCGGCCTCCTCGGGGTAGTCGGTGTAGTCGAATCCCCAGCGGTGGCGGAAGTTCTGCTCAAAAAGAGCGGCTGCATCGTTGAGGTATCGCGGTGCGTTGCCGGCGAGGGCCTTCGAGCGGTTTTCGGCACCTGCGTAGCCTAGGAGGTAATCACGCATGGCAGCTAGGCGCGACTTGTAGGTGTGCGTGACGGTCTTGCCCTCGGGGTCTTTGCCACGTTGCTTCATATCCGCCTGCAAAGACTCTAGGCGCATGATGTAGCGCCGCATGGCGTTGCGCCTGGTGTTCGTGGGGTCGTTCGAGTCGTTGAGGGTGGCGAGGGCCTTGCGGGAGGCTTTTAGGTCTTTCGATAGACGCGACTGGGCGTTACGTAGTTCTCGCTGACCCTGCTCGGCCGTGGTAGGCTCCATGCCGAGGCCCTGCATCATGCGCTGTTGCATGGTCATTGCAGGTACGTGGGCGTACTTGCGGACTGCCTCGTTGACCTTAGCCTGGGCACGCTCGCGCTTTGCACGCTGTGCAGGGCCGTTGATAGCCTCCTCGGCGCGCTGCATCGCCAGCTGTTGCTGGGCCAGCGCCTGCTTGCCTGCCTTTTGGATAAAGGTGAAAGTCTCCATGGCGTCGATGTTGACGCCCTGCATGGGGTTCTTGCGTAGGCTAGGCATCAGTCGCTCCAAACGTCGAACATGATGGGGCTATGGCACGTGTAGTCATGGCGCTTGTTAGGGCTGTCGTGCTTTACCACGCGGGGCTTTAGACCGTTGTCATGCGCCCAGTCGTACATGGACTCGCGCGATGAGAACACGCGCTGGGGGCGCTCGTCGTTCGGCAGGATTATTTCGAGATACCACAGGTGGTTTGGGTTGGGCATGAGGACTCCTAGAGTATGAGGGATAGAAGGACGATGAGGGCATAGCATACAAGAAGTCCTGGAAGGGCTAGAAGGCATGCTATTAGGGCATCGGATAGGCGCATGTTGGGACTCCTTTCGTTGACGTTCTGATTATGACTGATTGTTACTATCAGCGGTGTAATCATAGCAAAGATACACACTACCTCCAACAACTTGCCGTCTAATCAACATGAGGTCTGATTCATATATGGCAATGCAACGCTCTAGGTAGTCACGGCACTTGACGAGGTCTTCAAGGCCGTTCTTGCGTGGTGCCCGCAGGAGGTATTTGCGGGCGTTGAAAAGGGCTATCGATGCGAAGGGGGTAGGCACGTTCTCAGAGTCGGAAAGCTCCTCGAGGATAGCTAGAAGGCCGTTGGGGGCGTTGTCATGGGATATGGAGTAGTGGGACGGTACGTTAGGCATTGTTGACCTCCTCATCGTGACGATAACCGGAATTTATGTATTGCAAAAGACGACTGAATGATATTGGTAAGTAACAGGTAGAAAAAACCTCTATATCGTCGGTTAGGTCTACCAGGGTGTATACGGCGTCTAAATCTACCTTATGGCTATAGAGGATGAGGGCGTGGCCTTGACGATGGGCTGTGTCTATTAGGGCCTGGATGGCGTCGTGATAGCGTGGCATAGCGGGTTACCTCCTAGCAAGCGTAGTACATGTGCTCGTCGTAGTAGTAATCCTCATCAGTATCGAGGTCATAGGACACACAATTGTACTCGCAGGAGGACTCGATCACGGTGTAATCGTTGAGGAGGGCGTATTCGCAGAGTTCGTGCTCGGTGGTGAAATATACGGTATCGGTAATCTCGTCGTCGTTGCAGATAGCGAGAGCATAGACGGTGTGGTCGTCGCATATGACGGACTGGTTGGCGATGACAATACGGGACATGGCGGGTTCCTTTCGGTGGTGGGCTTGCTTGATGACACGGATAGTATACCTCATCATGACGAAGGATGCAAGGGGTGGAG